TAAAAGCACTTACTTCGGCACTGGAACTTGCGTACGCGCAAAGTACCGCGGAAACCGAAGAAGATGAAAGCGAACAAGCAACAAAGCGTGTACGCCGTCTTATAACGGTTCGATCAACGGCCAAAAACGTTGATAAGGGTGCGGAACTCTTAATTGCCGCAATCAATAACAAATTGAAAGCATAGAAAGGAAATATTACTATGCCAAAACCAGATACACAGGTTGAAGAAACCGTGCTTGACGAAGCAGCCGTTAAAGCGATTGCCGATCAAGTAGCCGCCGGAATGGCCGGCACAATCG